CCCATCATAGTCGTTACGTTCATACATACGAATATATAATTCGTTACCTTTGATGTCGTGGTTCCATTTTCGTTTTATACCTAGAACACTAGTATACACTAAGTGACTTCCGTCTTGTCTACCATAGATAGGATAAATATGTATCTCACTCTTTTTCCCATCAAAAGGCCAGAACATAATACTTTCGAAGTCGTGACCGCATACTGCGTTGTTCATTTTAACCCAATCACGTTCGGCGTCGAATTTACTTAGCTCTTCTATACCAATACCACCAATAGTTCTAGTCATGATTATAGCAGAGCTAACTTTATCTGGCGTTTTATAGTATTCGATAACAATATAATCGTTGTAATATTGGATATCGGTAACTAAAGTAAATGCTTCGCTAGGTTTGGGCGAACCATCCTTATACGTCACATATACAAATTTAAATGTTCTATCTAACATCTCACTTCTCCCTTCATCTCTTCAATTGGTGGATATGCTTTATAGAAATCGTCTTTAATAGGAAAATATTCAATCAAACCGATATTACTTAGTGGAATTAAAGTTATCTTTGAATAATTCCCATTCCGTATATCAATATATACTGTTTTAGATTGCTTATCCACATCAAAATCATAAACATCAAAGAAAATGTTGACAGCATGCCCATTCATTCCTGATGAGATGTTATTATCAACATACTTAATATAAACTACTCCCTGTCCCTTAGCCATACTCGGTCCTTTCTATAATTATTTTACCCCTTTAGAATCCAATACATCATTCACAAAATTACGATTTACTTCCCCCAACTCTAATAGTTGATCCAAATATTTACGTCCATAAGAACGTTGGCTTTCTGTGATTTTACCCTTAGATACGTTCATAGCAGCTAAGCGGCTATAATCGAAGATATCAGTATTTGGTTCAAGGATTTGTTTGCAGTAAATAGCTGGGAAGATGATTTTATTACCATCTACAATATTCAATTGTGTGATTACTGAGATATCCCAACCGAAATAGTAGTCCTTAGTAGCAACTTTCTTACCTGTCATACGACGAATATCAGCAACACTGATTGTGCCACCGTATTTAAGGAGGTCTAGGAATGTTTGGAGAGTCAATTCAAGCTGGTCTTCGACCGTAGACCCATAAGAACCCGGGTTAATTGAGTCGATAAATGCTGCTTGGTCTTTGAAATGACCTTTTTCAATAGTTGGAATACGTGTAATATCAAGTTTCATTGTTTGCAATCCTTTCTGCGCAACGATTTAAAATTAGATCCTCCATAAGAATTAATTCTTTAGGAGTGTAGATTATCTCGGATTTAGTCTTTGAATAAATACCGAAATGTGAATTGTAATCAATATCGCTCACATCAGTCCAATTGTATTGACCGTATAAGCGAGAATTGAATAGTTCATCAGTAATTTGACTGTGTGGAGGGATTTTGTATCCCGTCACGAATGGGATATTGTATCCATGCTGAGGTACAAAACAATTATCCACATTAGAATGCTGCAAACGGATTGAGAGGAAATAACCCTTACTCAATCCATCAGCCATGTAGTTATCGAATTTCAGTTGGTCATTACGAATGTCCTGTAGAAATCTAACCATGCCAGCAGCTTCTGAAAAAATGAGCATACGCAAATCGCGATTACGCTCAGATAGTAGTAGGTATGGAAATGGGATCTGGAATACGATGCCTGGGAAATAACCGATTAACACATTACAATACCCAGGTATATAGATATTGACACCTGGATTATTCCGAATTCGGTGCAAAATCCCACCCCGGGCAATTTTTGATAAATCGATTTCTAAGTCGAATGGCTTGAAATACGAGCAGGTATTCAGCATTTCTGCCAAATACTCCGATCTGTATTCACGCGCAGCAGCATAATCAGGCTCCTTCCCAAATGGAAATAAGATACCTGGATTAGTGATCATAGCAGCCTCCCTTGCGGAACCGCTCGATGTCAATAAATAATCCTTGGTTGTCTGGATGGTCAACACCATATAGTTGGTCACCGAATGTTACGAGGGCTCCTTTAGAACCATCATAACCTCTGTCAACAGGGATCATAGGGTAGATATCGCAGTTAGCATTTGTCCAAGCCACAAGAGTAGCTGGGTTATGAGATAACCCATCAATAACAGTACCAGGATTACCATTAGCACGCATAATACAAATAAGTGGTACAGCGATTGTGTCACATTTAACCGTGAAGAAGCGTAGGTTATTCGATAGAGTTGTCTTCTCCATGATATACCCGGAGTCGTTAATGAGGAAACGGTATCCAGGAATATCAACAGCTCGTTCATTGCCAACAGTATAATTGGTTACCCCGTATTTGTTCGAGTCGAATATCGTCTTAGACGGATCAACTTTGAAATCGGATGGGATAACATCAGCCCAGTATTTACCACGGACATTCCATTGGTTTAGGATAAGTTGGTTCTTCCAGATGAAATTAATACAATCTTTACGTAGGTCTTTAGTCAAATTATATCCCTTGCGGACGTACCACATAGAGAATTGGAGACGAACGCGAGCAAATGCCCGCGCTATCCAACTAGCCATTGCCTGTAAGATATCATTCATTATCTTCGTCCTCCTCTTTGTAAGGAATTGTGAATTCTGGGTCGAGGCGTTCTTCCATGATTTCGTAAATGCATACGTTCATTTCGTTATACAACGCTTCGCATTCATTGTATTGGTCGAGATCAATATGGAATAGGCCATAAGTGTCGTCAGCATTTGGACGATGTGCACGGTCATGCTCAATAAATGAGATGAGAGTGTCGTGGATAACCGGGTCAATATCGGATTCGAAGTCAAGACCAATAGTCTCAATCAGCCAACCTGCGACTTGCTCGGTAGATACACGATATAGTGCATCTGCTATAATCTTAGAATACTCCAGAAGAGCTTCAGCAACAGACGCCCAGTCACTATTAGACGTTCCGAAACCGAAATGTTCGGTACGGCGCTGAACAATATCCTCACGACGTCCCCAATCGCCAACCTTAGACTTAAGAGGGTTGAATTCCCATGAGAACAAGGCAATAAGATCACGACGTAATTGTTCGTCTTGGATATCATAACGGTCGAGGACGAGTGCCTTGTAATAATCAAACGCTTCGATAGAATGTTTTTCATAAATGATGCGATCATGCTCCATATTAGCTCCTTTCAATGAGCGGATTTGACTACCCATGTCCTCAACGCTTTCGATAATATCGCGGACAGGACGTTCTTTTTCACGGTAGTTATATAGACGAGTCTTACCCTGAGGTAATTTCTGTACGTAATCATATAGAATACCATCTTTGCTCATTTCCTGAATACATTCTTCAGTGAGTGGATCATAGGTAGCTCCGAAATTACGCTCATACGGTGTCAAATCACGACGAATAAATCCGTCTTCTGTCTTGAACCAATCGAACTCGTCATCAACTGGCAGTCCTTCGAGCTCACGAATATGGCGTTCATTCTCAATTTCACGCGCTTGACGCTCTGCCATCTCCTCCTCAATCTTTTTAGCTTCGGCTTCCGCGACTAACTCTTCGTAAGATAAGCCTTCTGCCTCCAAAGCTTCTTCTTCCTTCCACCATTTATAGATGCGGTAGGCACCATAAGAGATGCCCGCCACACCAGCCAAACTCAAAATAACTTTAACCGATGCTTTCATTATATGATTCCTCCTATATTATGCTAATTCTTTGCGGCCTGGGATAATATCGCGCAGGTTTGTTGTAGAATACAAGTTGCGAGGGGTTTGCCATCTTACATAAATTTGTGGCTCATGCTCTTGCTTGTCTTCGTTCCATACTTCATGAGTGTCCCATTCGAGATAGAATCCATCAGTATCCGTCCAACCAAATGGAAGAGCAGCTTTAGGCACTTCAAATCCAAGTGCATCTAATACCTCAGCAAATGTCAACATACCGCCGCCAGATTGTGTGTTGATCTTTTGAGTTAACATGTTGTCCACTTCTTTAACCCAAGCTTCGTTGTAATCCGGATCATCAGATGCGTAGTGGCGAGAGTATTTGAACCAACGTCCATAGAAATCTCCTTCCTTAGGAACGATAGATTCTACTTCAACTTCTTTTCCGTCGATTTCAACTTTCTTAGTTTCAATCGGTGCGTCAATTTTCTTGAATGTTTCTTCATCCAATACTTCTTTAGCACGTAGACGGTAGCGAGCATGTTCTTCTGTAACCATTGTGAGGGCAGCAGATACGGCTTTAAGACGGTTTGTTTGGATAGCAAATCCCAATCCGATAGCAGCAGTAGACGCTACAGCGATAGCAACTGGCACAGCCACGTCTTTTGCTACGTCCTTAACAACGTCCATACGAGTGTATTCTTCACCAGCTTCGTCTTTGGCTTCGTATTTCGCTTTGGTCGCTTCAAGCTTTTTACCTGATTGGATACCTTTATATACGGCTACGCCATATCCAACAAGTCCAGTAGTCACTAAAGCGACTGGTGCATACTTCTTAGCCAAGATTTTAGATACAGTATATGAGTGTTTAGCAGCAGATTTAATAGTTTTCATGTTTGGTAATTTCATTTTAGTTTCTCCTTTTGTCTTACTTAGCATCACGGTTATATGTGATGTTCTCTTTAATCCATTCTTGTGTTTCTTTTTCAATTAAGAAACTGAAGCCTGAGCTATTCCCACTTGAGAAATGGCTTTGAGCTTTGCAGGTTGCGTTGTTACGAATATAGTCTGTGTGAGTGAATGTGAGATCCCAATCTGGACCGTAGAAATTAACGGTTACGCTTGTGACATCAGCGAATAACAATGGTCGCTGTTCACCCTTGGGATAGATTCGAAGTTTCATATAGTTCCTCCATGGTTTTATCGATAGCTCGTTCAACGGCTAAGTCTTTAATTGAGAATTTAAATGCTGGGACATCGAAATATGGCATAATTAGAAATCCCCGAGAACGTCTGAATATGTATGTGACATTCTCATAGTCAACCATATATACTTGTCCGTCTTTTGATGTGGTGATATCGTCAATATCTCTTAGAGTATCGACATATGCACCGTCCAACATAACAATAGCATTTAATTTAGTTTCGTTTGTATGTTTCATAGACCTGCTCCAATACTAAATAACAGATACTGAATTGGTATAGGAAGAATATGATGCCTGTGATCCAAAACCACAACATAATTCCTAATGCCCAAAACCAGTATAGCAGATATAACAACCCAACAGTCGTTATAATAGTTGGAAACGTAAGAAGTAAGGCCTTAATCACTTTTGTCATTTGTCTCTCCCGATCCACAATATAGCCAAAATAAACCACCCAACGGGTGGCGTACACAATAAAAACAAAGTTCCTAGACAACTACGCATGGCCGTATTCCTCCGCTGTACCTCTCATAATGTCAATCCAGTATTTCTTACCAGATTTACGGTCGACATAACAATCCCCATCAATATCAAAATCTCCTCTGAAGAATTTATCTTTCATTACTTCCAAAGGCGGTAACTCTTTTGGCCATTCTTTAGACATGATTAGTCCTCTTTCTTTTTGAATTTACACACAATGCAGTATTTAGTTCCTGCATCGACAGTACGAATATCGACATTCGATTTGATCCAGATATAATCCTGGTCACGAATATCGAAACGGTCTTCTGGTAATTCCAGAAGTATCTTAAAATCACGTAGGGTCATCTCCTCTACGGTATCCATGTGAGCGACAATACGCTTCACCTTACCTAAGTCTGAGGTTGTGATCCCTTGTGACATAATACGATTCCATTTGTCACTCATTTATACCTCCACTGGAATTGGGAATTGGATCTTAAATCCTCCTCCACGGGCGGCCACAATACGTGCCCCATCTAATCCATTAGAACCTCCAAGAGTCGTCCAACCATATGCCTGATCAGTAAATGCCGCTGGTTGGTCAGATAACTCGTAGAAGTCTCCGACAGTAACCACCCCATATTGGTCAAGGTTCGCCAGAAGAATATTGAATACTTCCTGAGCATCTTGACGAGTCTCGAAG